CTAAGGATCACGAAAACGATCCACAAATTTATGCTCGTATTGATGATGATGGGAAGTGCCGACTTACTTGTTCTGCAGAAAACCCTGAATTTCAAGCCTGGCTAGCCGAAGGCAACGAACCACTACCCGCTGACTAATATGATTATTTCAGTTATTCGTCCAATTCTTTTTAAATTCCTGCAATCCGATCGTGTCAAGGCATTGATCGTTGAGATGTTGGAGAAACTTGCTGAGTCAACTGATAATGATGTTGACGACAAAGCAGTTGAGTTTATTCGTAACGGGTTGTTCCCGACTAAGTAATGGACTTGGGAGAACCTTTGGTCTTCCCGCACATTACCATTCCTGAACCGTTACAACTACCGGTTCCTATATTAGAAGTACCGCAGGCGGACGTACCTTCGTATACCCCGCTTGTGGTGCCTCCTAGCGACCTTAGACCCCCTCCAGGTGTAAGCACACCTAACACACAGGAAAGGGCTGCTCCAGAGCCTCCTAGGCCCCCTGTAGCGCCTATTACACTTCCTCCAATCCCACCAGAAGTCAGACAGGTAGAAATACCAGCTACTGACATTAAAATACCTGTACCTCAAACAGCCATTCTGGTGACTGCTGCAACGACAGCAACCGTTTCTGTTGCTGCCACCCTTACCGCCACTGCAATATTTAAACGGTTAGTCTCCTTAATGAAGCCAATTATCAGAAAGATTCTAGCCAAAAAACAAAATGCAGAAAACTAAAAACTTTGTACATGACTTCTTTAGTGAAATTGTCAAAGCATTGGTGCTTGTATGGAGTGCAGGTGTACTAACTGCTTCATACATGGGCATGTTACAAAAAATGGATCCTACGTTTGTAGCGTCTTTACTTAGTGGAACGTTAGCTTCGTATGGTATTTCACGTATGGATAAAGACAAAAAGGAATCACTATGAAACTACTTTTTACGCTACTTTTTCTATTTCCTGTAGCTGCACAAGCACAAACCGTTACACCTAATTTTACACAAGGTAGTATGCAATCAACTACCACAACTACTATTGATATTGACCGTACTATTTCAACTGAAGTATACGGCGGAGCATATAAATCATGGTCTGGAACCAACGTAACACCCAGTGGTTCTATCGAAAATTCTTCGACAACTTTTTCAGTAACCACTGCTGGCGATCCTTTTCAACTAGAAATTACAGAAAGAACAGCTGGTATTATCGAAACCATCGATGTAACCGAATCTATTCTTCAAAACTCTACTACTACCTCGCTTTCTGTTTTTTCGCAATAGCTATAGATTGTAATCCAATTTATGCAAACGAACCAACAGTAAAAAATAGTGCGTCACCTGTAGCAGCTGCTACGGGTAACGTAACTAACCAAGCAATTCAATTCCAAAATAATGGCGCACCATCACGGCAATATTTTGGTCCTAATAATTCTTGTAATGGTACAACAATGACTGTAAGCCCTTTTTATACGGGCGGTGATGTTCACACAGATTCATATCAACGTACTGGTAATTTTGGACTAAGTTTTAATTTTTCTGTACCTCTTGATGGTGGTATGGTTGAACAATGTAAATCTATTGCCAATCGACACGAACAAAAAATGCGTTTAGATTATGAACTTGTTCGTGCACTTAAATGTGCTGAACTTGGTAAAACTGGGTTCATGTTTCGTCCTGAAAGTCCTTACGCAAAACTTTGCAGCGATGTTGTACCTATTGTATCACTCAAACCTAACATTGATTAATAACCATGCTTAATCGAAAGAAAAATAAAGATAGTTCAAATCAACGTATGCTGATTTCTAGTGCACAAGGTGCGTATGACGAATCAGATTACAGGACTGATGAAATTATTCTTAAACAAATGCGTTCCCAAGGTAATCTTACACCTAGAACTGAAGCACAGTTAGAACGTATTATGGATCGTATGCGCAGAAGGAGCTGGGATTAATGAACAAAAAAGCAACTGAAGATCAGTTTAATGAGTTGCATAATCTTGTTACTAAAGAATTTCTTGCTCGTGTTAAATCGGGCGAAGCAACGACACAAGATCTTAAAGCAGCTTGTGATTGGTTAAAAACTAATGACATGAGTGGTGTAGCTGTTGAAGGCAGTGCTTTGTCTAAATTAGCAGCAGTTATGCCCAGTATTGATCCAGAACTTGTACAGAGCAGACTCTATGGCAAAAGGTAAAACAGCTACTTATTACAAAAAAAATCCTAAAGCTGCAGCTAAACGAAGAGTACAGCAACGAGCTTACAATAAAACTGCCAAAGGTTTGAAGATTCGCACAGCAGCTAACAAACTAAACCGTAAACTTGGTACTTACGGTAACGGTGACGGTAAAGATGCTTCTCATACAAGTAAGAATACTGGCAAACTAGAATCACCATCTAAAAATAGGCGTCGTCCACGAACTAATAAGAAATACGCATGACGCCCTTACTTCCTAATCCTGATCACTACTTGCAAAACCTAATAGCCATGACATCACCTGAAGCTAAACGTCTGTGGAGACGTGCAATTAAAGAGCATTTTGGATGCACATGTGTTTATTGTGGAGAAACCTATGAACTTAATGAACTTACTTTGGACCATGTCCACCCTAGAACCTATGGTGGAGAAGATATTACCAGCAATTTGGTACCTTGCTGCAGACAATGTAATCAGGACAAAGGTAGTAACAATTGGCTTATATGGATGAGACAAACCTTTGGTATTAATCGGCTTAGAGAACAACTTATTTATTCGCATATCAATTAATTATGGCACCTAAAGTTACATCTTCCCGTAACCGTAGCACACGTAATGCATCACGAAGACCTACTTCTTCTAGAACTCGTGCTACTCGATCAAGAGCATCAACTAATTCTAGCCGTGTAACCCAAAGTGGACAAGGTGTTCGTATTGGTGAAGGTGCTCGCCGTATGACAGGAACTAATGTCAACACTCCTCGTGGTGCACAAGGTCCACGACTTCCACCTGTTCAAGGTCCGTCAAGACCAACCCCTACTGCAATCGGTGGTCCCCAACCTCAACCAGCAGGTACTCCCGCACCACCACGGCCACAAATGACGCCAGAACTTGCTATTCGTAATCTAGGTCAACGTGGTCTTTCTAATCCACGTGAAATGCTTGGCATTGGTCAATTACTTACCAACCTAGTTAGGTCACCAAAACAAGCTGTAGCTGCTGGTGCACTGTTTGGTCTTATGGAAGGTCTTTTCCCTTCCCCCACTGGTAAAGGAACGCTTGAAGGTAAACCTATTCGTCAAGAACCTCAATCATATTCTGGTATGCAAGACATGTCAGGTGATCCAATCTTGCCTACAAAACCTCAAGTACAGATGGGCAGACCTGATCCATTTGCACCTATTGGTTATACACCATCTTCTCAACCGCAATCGGCTGCAACTCCTTTGCCGCCTAGCCGTAAACAAATTGCTGATGAAGCATACGATAGTCTACGTGTACAGTTGAAACGTGGTGAAATCAATACAGAGGAATTTGCACGACAAGGGATGAAAATTCACAAAGACTTCTTCGGTAAACAATGACAAAAGCTTCTTCACCTAATGTAGGTGTATTAGAGGCGTTACAAGGGGATTTTAAACTGTTCCTACAAGCTTTGTGGGGTCAGCTTGATCTCCCCTCCCCTACACGCGCCCAATATGCAATTGCTGATTACTTACAACACGGTCCCAAACGTTTACAAATCCAAGCCTTCCGAGGTGTTGGTAAGTCCTGGATTACCGGTGCTTTTGTTCTTTGGACTTTGTTTAACAATCCTGAAAAGAAGATTATGATCATCTCGGCATCTAAAGAACGTGCCGATAACATGTCAATCTTTTTACAAAAATTAATTATTGAAACACCTTGGCTTGAACACCTTAGACCTAAATCTGATGACAGTCGTTGGAGTCGTATTAGTTTTGATGTTAATTGTTCCCCTCACCAAGCACCCTCTGTTAAATCAGTAGGTATTACAGGTCAGCTTACTGGTAGTCGTGCTGACTTGATGATTCTTGATGACATTGAAGTCCCTGGTAATAGCATGACAGAACTTATGCGTGAAAAATTACTTCAACTCTGTACAGAAGCTGAATCAATCCTCACGCCTAAAGAAGATAGCCGTATTATGTATTTAGGGACTCCTCAAACTGTCTTTACTGTTTACCGTAAGCTAGCTGAGAGGTCCTACAAGCCCTTTGTTTGGCCTGCTAGGTACCCAAGGAAGGTAAGCCAGTATGAAGGCCTGTTAGCGCCGCAGCTAGTGGCCGATATGGACACAACTGCTGAACCGTGGGGTGTTACTGACCCTGATCGCTTCGGTGAAAATGATCTTATTGAACGTGAAGCTTCAATGGGTCGTAGCAACTTTATGTTGCAGTTCATGCTCGATACCTCACTTAGTGATGCTGAAAAATTCCCACTTAAAATGGCTGACCTTGTGGTTACCTCTGTCAACCCTTCTACTTGCCCTGACTCCATTATCTGGTGTAGCGACCCCAAAAACGTCATCAAAGATGCTCCCACTGTTGGCTTACCTGGAGATTATTTCTACAGTCCAATGCAACTCCAAGGAGAATGGCACCCTTACTCCGAAACAATCTGCAGTGTTGACCCGTCGGGTCGTGGTACAGATGAAACAGCAGCAGCTTATATCTCCCAACGAAACGGTTTCTTGTACTTGCACGAAATGCGTGCTTACAGAGATGGATACAGTGATAACACACTCTTGGACATTCTAAGAGGTTGTAAAAAATATGGTGT